AAGGAGTCAGGTGTCTGGCCCAATGGAACAAATAGATTACAGGTCAGGCCTTATGACCAGCCTGGGTCATCAAATAGAAAATGGAATCCCAGCACACCCCAAGGCGGCGAGGGTGATGAGAAAGGAATGATCACAATATCAACATCATATGTATATGTCTGTATTAAGGATTTTGATGATGCTGCATCAGGTGAAGCAATATGGAAGAGAGCGTCATTGTCTACGTGGTAGATTTATATCTATCCTATAGTTGATCACGATGCTGATTAATTATCTATCATAAATGATTGATGACATTTCTCTTTTTGTATACTTAATAGTGAGAGTGATTTTAAATGGCCATTAGCTTTAAAAGTGTAGGTGATAAGTCAACATTACGAAAGTTTCATAATGTTCCTGATTCAAAGCCCATAGGTTTAAAGACTCCCATTAGGCTAGGAGAGGGTCGATCTGGATTGTTTGAGATGCATTTCAATCTAGAGAGTCAGATACATGATAATCTAAAGAGCCTTATTCTTACAAATTACGGTGAGAGGTTAGGCGCATATGACTTTGGTGCAAATTTAAGAGAGTTAACCACTGAGTTGTCATCTCAAATAGACTTCGATGCAGAGGCAATGTTGCGAATAAATAGCGCAGTCAATAAATTTCTTCCATTTGTTGAGCTAGAAACATATGAGTCAAATTTTGGAATGACAGGTGTGAAAAAATTCGGAATAGATCCAGGATTAAGTAAGATAGTCATAAACATAACGTATAACATTCCTAAGCTGAGAATAGTAAAAAAGCAGATAAGCGCAATTCTATATGCGATATAGTGATATAAGATGTCTAAAAGTTCTAAAAATATAAAAAACAAGCTAATACAGAAAAAACCGCGATCATATCTAAATCGGGACTTTAATTCATTTAGGTCTGAGCTATTAGACTATGCAAGAACATACTACTCTGATAGAATACAGGATTTTTCTGAAGCTAGCATGGGAGGTCTGTTTTTAGATATGGCTGCGTATGTTGGTGATGTCATGTCATTTTATCTAGATCACCAGTTTAATGAGCTAGATCTTGAAACAGCTGTTGAAGATAAAAATGTTGAAAGATTAGTGAGGGCTGCAGGCGTCAAGATATCAGGTGCGGCACCGGCTTCTGTGTATGTTGATTTTTTTCTAAAGGTGGGATATGAGACAACAGCGCAGGGTCGAAGGCCAAGATCGACAGATCTTCCCATCATCAAAACAGGAACGACAGTGTCATCAAACACTGGAATTGTATTTGAGTTAGGTGAGGATCTAGATTTTTCAAAAAAAACATCGTCAGGAAATTTAATTGCATCTTATGTTGTTGATAAGGCTGACTCTTCTGGATTACCTACAAGCTATCTAGTTAAGTTGACAGGGTTGTGCAAGTCAGGTAAGACCGTTGAGGAAACGTTTACAATAGGAGATGACTACAAGCCGTTTAGAACAATTGTTCTTGGGTCTGAAAATGTCACTGAAATTATCTCTGTTACAGACACTGAGAGAAATGAATACTATGAGGTCGATTCACTTACGCAGGACACAGTATTTAAAAGTGTGATAAATACGAGCAATGATAGTGATCTCGTATCTGATAATTTAGAGCTTTTACCTGCACCGTTTAGATTTATATCTACAACAAGTAGAAATACAGGAATGACGACAATTAGATTTGGATCAGGTGATGCGTCGACTCTTGATGATGATATCATTCCAGATCCTAGCGAGGTGTCTCTCCCACTATTTGGGTCTAAAAACACAATGAAAAGATTCTCTATTGATCCAAACTCTCTTTTAAAGACAAGAACCCTGGGTGTGTCACCAAGGGGAACCAAGGTGACAGTTAGATACAGGGCAGGAGGCGGACTATCTCATAATGTAGGATCAGAATCTCTAAGGTCTATTAAAAATCTAATTACAAAGTTTTCGTCTGGTGTACCGTCATCAACAGTTTCATCAATTAGATCAACAGTATATACAACAAATCCTGTCGAAGCATCAGGTGGAGAATCTGAACTAACACTTAATGAGCTCAAGGCTGTCGCATTAGCTCATAGAAACTCACAGTCTAGAATTGTCACAAAGCAAGATCTAATGTCTAGAATCTATACCATGCCTACTAATTTTGGAAGAGTCTTTAGGGTTGGAATAAGATCAAATCCAAATAATCCTCTTTCATCTATTGTGTCTATTATAAGCAGAGACTCAAATAATAATTTAATAGTTTCTCCAGACACACTTAAGGAAAATATAAGCGAATATTTAAATGAATTTAGGTTGATATCTGATGCGATTGATATTGTTGATGCAAGAATTCTAAATGTCGCAATAAAGTATTCAATTATTGTTGACTCTACAGCAAACAAGGAATTAACTATACAAAAGGTTAACTCTGAGCTTAAAAAATATCTAAAAATTGAAAACTTTCAAATTGATCAACCTCTGATAATGTCAGATCTAATAAATATTATCCTCAACACTGAGGGTGTCATGTCTCATGTTTCGCTTGATGTTCTTTCAAAATCAGGAAATCTTGATGGAAGAGAGTACAGTGGCGAGACATTTAACATCACATCAAATTTAAAAAAAGGTGTGCTGATGGTTCCGCCAGGATCAATTCTTGAGATTAAGTATCCAGATGATGACATTGTTGGTAGCGCGGAGTAGATAAAATGTATAGAATTCTTTCTGCAAGCAGTGACACATACATCACAAATAAAATTATTAATAGCTCGTTTAGAGCGACTGATGCCAATGTCGGCGCAGCAGGAACGTTAGACTTATTTAAATTGTATGATGAATCTTTAATTTCCGGAACTGATGCTCCTACTGAAATATCTAGAATTCTTATTAAGTTTGATCTAAGCCATCTTAAGGCTATTACAGGAACAACACTAGATATCACACATCCGTCGTTTAATTGCACATTAAAGATGCATGATGTATATGGAGGCCAGACAACGCCTTCTAACTTTAATGTAATAATGTTTCCTCTTTCTAGGTCATTTGATGAAGGCATTGGAAGAGACGTTGTGACATTTGAGGATATCGATGCATGTAATTTTCACACGTCGTCAATATCAGGTGGCAAGGCCGTCCAGTGGTATATGTCAGGAGCTAATAAGGATGGACTCTTAGGATCAGATGATATTGACATCATCTCAAGTGGCAATCTTCATGATGGAAACGGAGTTGTGAACCTTTGGAAGAGTCAAGAGTTCAACGTGGGTGAGGAGGATCTGTCTATTGATATAACAACTGTTGTATCTGCAACTCTAGCCGGACAAATACCTGATCACGGTTTCAGATTATCATTTTCAGGAAGTGAGGAGACTGATCACTTTACGAGATTTGTCAAGAGGTTTGCATCAAGACACTCAACCAATACAAGAAAGAGACCAAAGTTAGTCGTAAGATTTAATGACTCTATTCATGATCATCATAGATCTTTTTTCTTTGATGTAACTGGATCTCTATTTTTAAATAACTTCCATCGTGGGTCAAGATTCGACATCTTGTCAGGTGTATCAGCAACAAAGGTAACGGGAACAAATTGTCTACTTGTAACAATAGCATCAGGAAGCACCGGAAGCTCTACATTCTTTTCGAGAACATTTTCAGGATCACAGCATAAGATTGGAAATAACTTTATGAGCGGTGTGTACTCATCAACATTTTCAATATCTGAATTTGAATCTGGAACACTGAGAAATGAGATAATAAATGCAGGATCTGCAACGTTTACAGAGACGTGGAGTTCTCTTGACAAGACTGTTGGATACTTTACAGGATCTCTTGTGATAAACACAGTTAATAGGTCTGCATTTGTTGATAAGACATGCAACCCGTTTATTAACATAATCAATCTTAAATCCTCATATAAGAAGTCTCAAAGGGTAAAGCTTAGAGTGTTTGCAGAGGATATAGAGGATGACATAGTTCTTGTAAAGAAACCAATAATATCTAAGAGTAAAATTTTTACAGAGATGTATTACAGGGTGAAAGACTTTGACTCTAACGACATAATAATTCCATTTGATACAGAGAAAGATGGCACACTACTATCGACAGACTCAGAGGGAATGTATTTTGAATTTTATATGGACAGCTTATCACCAGGAAGAACATACGGATTTGATTTTCTTATTAATGATAACGGAATTGAGCAGGTATTTTCAAACGTGGCAACAAAGTTTAAAGTTGAGTAGGTGATAATAGTCAATGCCTAACAGTAAGTCACGAATATCAAAGAGGCCAAAGATATTTTCACCATCAGTGACAAGAAATGAGGTTGATAGTCATGGATTTGTAAGTGATCTATCTCTAAAAAAGATGGTTGATTCCAATATTGAAAATACGTCATCTTTTAGATATGATGCTCCTGGAACAGGCTTAAGATCGACACAGGAAATTGATATTGACTATTCAAAGTTTGAAAATCACACGTTTTTCAATTCAGCAGAGTCTAAAGTTAATATTGCATTTGATCGAATTATAAATGAGTTTCCGTTTGATGGAACCCGTGACGAGCTAGAAAAGTTTGAAGACTCTTTAACTGGTTTTGAAAAAGATGTCTTAAAAAGATTCCCAAAGAATGTTGGATTTCTAATGTTCAGCGCCTCACACGTAGAGGTTGTAGACTCTGCAGGCAGTCAGTTTCCTAACTTTTCTAAGATAAATACAGGCGATGCAGTTTTAGATGTAGATATGTCATCATTCTCAATAGAGGCACATGTATATCCTGCAAGAACTGGAAGCGATAATCAGGTCATATGTCAAAAACTATCAGGATCAACAGGCGGCGACGGCAGTTTTGGATTTCTTTTAGCTCTAAGCGCATCTAATCTAGATAGAGCAGGAAATGACGGAACGTCTGCAGGTGGATCGGCATCGTCAGATTTGATTTTCGCAGTAAGCTCAGGATCTCTTAGGTTGGCAACTAGTGCATCTATAGACAAGGGAAAGTGGAATCACATATGTGCTGTATTTGATAGATCAGTCAACAGGGGAAGGCTGATGATCTATGTTAGTCAGTCTCTTGTGGCTAGCTCATCTAATGTTGCCCTACCAGGAAGGCTTCTTACAAACCAAAGCAGTTTAACTATTGGATCTGGATCTGCTCAAAACATCCAGACAGGATATCTACCTGGAGAAGAAAAGACGATATTCACACCGCAGCAAACATTTTCTGGTGCAATTGATGAATTTAGATTTTTTCACAATGTTAGAACACCAGAAAGTCAAGGCTTGTATGGAACTAGAAATATCTTTTCTGATAATGATCTTAAGCTATATTTTAAACTTAATGAACCTTATTACACAGGAACATACGGAATAAATAATGTTTGTATTGATAGCTCTGGAAACTCTCTTCATAGTTCAATAACAAACTTCACTGCAAGTCTAAGACTTACAGGTTCATTGACAAATCCAATGACAGCAGAGGATAAAAATATATCACCAATCCTC